GCACTGTCACTGCTTCACTGATGTCCATTGTAACCTGCCTGTTTGAGCAGATTCACCCAGAGCTCCGCAGGCATTACTGCATACGACTCTGAGATATTAGATGTGCCACGCTTCTTGATGAGGACCACGCCTGTTTCCGCATCTGCGTTTATCATTTCATCCTCTAGCTCCTGCAAGTAGCCAGGGATGTTAATTCTTTTTTCATTCTTGCATTCAATAACTACACCATCAATACCGTCTATGTCACCGACATCATCGTGTCGACCCGCACCGTATGCTCGCTCAGCACATGGATAACCCATAGTGATGAGCCACTTGACTACGTCACGCTCGAACTGTGAGCCCTTGCGTTTGGATGGTGTTGTCATTACAACTCAATGCTGAACCAAAAGAATAACAAGTCTATGTTAATAGACCAACGGTCAACTGAAAAACCAATAGCCACTCGCTTTAAGTTGTAGCCAGAACAGATATAAAACTTGCCTATCTTTAGATGCCCTGATTTGAATAGCGTCATACATACTCCCTTACATATATCTCTTGAAGAATAATCTTCCTTTGTCGCCTGAGTTTCTTACGTTCTGTGGGAGTTGTACCGCCCCACATTCCGTGGTCCTCATGCCTTATTGCCCACTCTAAACATTCCTGCCTAACCACACAACCAGAACAAATCTTTCTAGCAAAGCTATATATGTCGGCATCTCCAGAACTATCTGGAAAAAATAACTCGACTCCTACTTCTCTACATAGCCCCCTGGTTAAGTCTGGAAAGTTCATTGGTTTCCTTTCGCAATGTTTTAGTTGTAAGAAGTAAATCTTCTACTTGTATCAAGTAGCCTTTACTTCTATTCGGTGGTATCTCGCAAGTAATCTCGCGACCGAAGTTCTTAATCGCGTACCATACATGGTCTGTTGGAACCATGACAACACTTTGCTCAAGAACAAATGCCCAGTAATCAGCTTTCGTGACAGACAGTCCTGACAATTCCCAAGACTCTGACTTCAGATACCAACACTCAATCTCTACATATATGTTATTAGTCTGATGCCATTTGCGGTCACGCTTTACTTCTACTGTTTTACCATTGGTTAGAAGTTGTTCAACCAACTTCTCACCTTCACGACCGTATGAGAAATCTAAATCAAAGCTAGACTTATTTACTTCCACTGACTTAAAGTCCTAGCCCTGAACAAGTCAGCAGATGTGTTGTAGAGAATCATCTTGCTGGCTTCAGCAGCCAAGGTTACATACTCCTCAGCATTCGGGTCTGCCTTACCGTGACGGTTCTTCACGATAGCCACACGGTAGACATTGGCAGTGCTATCCAGCGCCACAGATAAAACTAATTCTGGAAGGGCAGCAACCTTGCCCATCAGAGCTTTACGTGGCGCTGGGTAGTTTGGCTTGCTCATCTTCTCATTCTCACTTACGTGATGCAGGACGATGAATGCAGTTTCGTATTCACGAGCCATGTAATGAAAGGCGGACATAGCATCGCGCAATGCAGTCCATTCGTTGTCGCTGGCTGCAGCGACGTTCATTAAGTTGTCTACATAAACAGCAGTAGGAGCAGAACCATGGAGTTCAATCCAAGCTTCTATCTCTTCTTCGATATCTTGTAACGAAGGTGCTGGGTCAAAAGCAAATCGGATATGACTTGCTCCTTCATGTAGTGCGTCTTCCAATAAGACGCTTGCTTCCGAGTCCATGATTCTTTCCACATCAGCGACATCACGATTCATAATGATTGCACCTGCGCGAGAAGCAATCGTTCTTGAATCAGAGTCAGCGGAAATATATAGACCAGGAACTTTTGAAGAAATGGCATACCACAGTGCAAGTAGTGTCTTACCGCCACCTGGCTGTCCTGCAATTAAATGCAGTTGTGCCTGACGAAAGGTAACTTGACTAGCAGTTAGTAGCGGTAAGACCTCTGGCAATTGCTTGCCAGCTGGTGATTCTACACCAACTACTTGCAGCAGTGAACGCATTACTTAGTCCAGATTGTTTCTGCTTCTACAGCACCTGGCTTAAAAGGCTTTGGACCTTTTGCTGGGTCAAACCAGCCAACGTAAGTTTTGCCAGCCTTGGATACGCCCTTCTTCTTAGCGTAGAAACCACGACCGTCTGGTAGTGATGGAGCATCTGGATGTCCATATGTCCATTCATTACCGTATTTATCTTTGACTACCTCGATTGTTTGAGGAGTGCTAGATGTAGCTACAGGTTCAGCCAGCATGCCAGCTTCCTGTAGTGCGTTGATTGCACGGTCCATACCTGACGGATTGGAACGGCTAAGCAACTGGGTGTGTAGGTCAGTCGCTGATGCGATAGCAAGCAGCGCTGCTTGTAGGTTTGCAGTGAACTCAGCAACCGTATTACCTCGGACGGTAAACAAGTCCTGTCCATTCAACTTGCCAGTGTATGAGAACGTAGACTCAGTCATCTACTTTCCTTTCTTTCCCTTTGTTGTAGGTATTTGCAATGGGAAATCTTTTGAACCCATGGCTGGGCATTTCTCTTGGAACGAACACATCTTACAATTTTCACCAACAGATGGTGGGAACCATCCTTGTTGAACACTGTCATTCATTGCACCAAATACATAATCAAAATAATCCATGGTTAAATGCGATAAGTCAATCAAGTCATCAAGTTGACCTTGGCGTGTCATAAAGAAAGCGCCCCACTTTGGGCGAACGCCATACATTCTTTCAATACCGCTGGCATACAAGCCAGCTTGAATCATCCCAAACGGTGTCCTAGCACCAGTCTTATAGTCGACGATGACAAGGTCTTCCCCTACCTTGTACACCACGTCTACGACAAAGCGGACAGGTGTGCCTCCGAAATGCACACTTGCATCCCACTCGATGCCAGGACGACCGTCGGGCATGGTAGCGATTTTCCAACCAGACTGTGCGTACCATTTCTGGTATGCCTCAACCTGCTTAAGTCCATCGCTTTGCCAGAACGCTAGGTCTTCACCGTCTGGGCGGGCTGCGGTCTTGCGACCGCTAGTCTTCCACTCAGAACTTGGAATCCCTGATTGTTCCTCGGCAATCCTAACGGCTTCATTAAATACGTCAAGCCACTTCTCAGCTAAAGTCATCTTCGTCCTTCGGAGTATAGTCGGGGTTATCCACAGGTGTGGGGGTTGTCATAGGGCTACCGCAATTAGCACAGAAACTATCTGTGAACCACAGAACCAATTCGTAGTTTTGAAATACTGCCCTAACAATCTGTATGTTTGAGCCACAGTTGATACACTCATTGCTGGGTATACCTCGCTGGTCAATTAGATTCTTGTTGGGTTCTATAGAAGTCATGGTTCAACCATTCCAGCATAGAGTGGACAGCAGAACCAGCAGCCAAATAGACTGCGGGTTTCTCTGGAACCATAGCTACTTTGCTAAGATAGTATTTCTGCGGGCAAGATTGCCAAGTAGATAACTGACTGTACGACCTATGAGGGGGAAGTTTATCCATGCCGAGAATCATAAAGCAACTTTCCGACAAGGCTGGTAAGACACGCCGAGTCATTTGTGATAGGGTTGAGGGGTGGTGGGCGGGAAAGGCTCGCTCAAAGCGAGCCGTGAAAGATATAGATAAAGTAAATAAAGAATGGGATGAGTTCTATCCAAGGTTCAGTGCATTACATGGACACATACTTGACAGGTTTCATAAGAAGATTGATTACGCAAAGATGGACCCTAACTCCCAAGCTTGTCTACCAGACAAGCGATACTGGGAGGGATGGAATGCTGGTCTTAACTGGGCTCATCGAATAGTTAATGGTGATAAATCGGCTGACTAAAAACAAAAAGAGGGGGAACCATTTACGGTTCCCCCTTCTCTTTGGCTCCCTACCATTCAGGCGGAGCTACTGCGAGCGCATCCAGCGTGGCTAAGTTGATGCACCCGACTGCTGGGATGGAAAGACGATGCTGCAACCCTCGAAGTGTTTCAGCTAGGGGAGCATCTAGCACATCATCTCCAGCGATGTTTAGCGCCACTCGTACTGCTGTTACCAAAGGGTGGCGCTCACCTGGACTAACCAGGGATATTAGTTTGTTCTCTTCCACTATTGGATTGGAAGTTCTGTGTCGATAGTTTGTAACTGTATTGTGACGATACCGCCGAAACCAGATGCAAAAGAGGGAGGAGCAGTCTGCTCGAATTGAATAGCACGGATAGTGCAGACTCGTTCTTCTCCTGAAGAAAAGTCTTGGAAGAGTACCGCGCCTCCATTTTGTTCAATGCGTTCCAGATAGTTAATGCGCTCCCATGGGTTGGATACTCTTGTGACTCCATTAGGGTCGCGCTCCTCTTCATAGCATAGTAATGGGATGGTAAGTGTACGAGAACGAAGTGGTGCAGGTAGAGCACGACACTGCCATTCTTCTAGCTTTGGTCCGATAGTTGCATCAGATGTACTTCGAGTCAAAGTTAATTGAACTTCAAAATGGTCGGCTGGTTGAAGACCAGCTGATAACTGGAACTCTGTTGCACCAGTAAGTGGAATAGAATCAATAAGCGTTGTGTTTAATTCTTGGTCATAAACCGAGAAGCCAACAGTTCCACCGCCTTCGCAACGAACGGATAGGGAAACAGGTTGTTTCTTTTCTGCAGTACCCCAACGAATCCAACCAGACTT